TTTGTAACTGTTGCATCGATGACGATAGATCGCTACTAAACAGCGCGTTGTAGTTGTAGTACGGCGTTGTTTGACCTATTCTATCGGAAACCTTTATTTTGAAATTCGGTCCCCTAAGTTGGTTCATTGTCGCTTCTGATTCAGCTTCTATCTGAATGTTAACGTCAAAGCTAACCGAATCTGAAAGCGCATCAACTAACCAAAGCGTTGATTTTAAATCGAACTCTGGTGGAAGAGGTTCGTAAAGTTTTATGAGTAGGTAAGTTCCATCGTCCTCAACCGAAACAGCGACGTTGTTAGCTATCAGTAACCTATTTAAACCGAAGTTGACGTAGAAGTCTGTGAAATAGTTTTTACCAGATACGTAAGTTTGGTAAGCAGCAAAGCCCTCTTGTATTTGGGTATTACTTAAAAATTGGCTGCTTAACTTTAACTCCGTTCTGGATCTGGAAATTTCCTTTATCCAATAGTTTATGTTGGAAGTAGAATTGAATAAGTTCTTATAAAAACCGTATTGCGTGTTTAGCAAGCCTCGGTTGTAACCGCGGTCTTGAAGATCTTTTTTTGGATCGATCTCTATGCTTGAAGCTAAACCGTCTACGGGATTTGTCGAACCTTGTGATGGATAGTAGCTTGTGACGTTGTAGTCTATATCTATCAATTGACCCACTTCGTCAAAGATCGATAGCTCAACGTAATCTTCAGGAGCACCAAAGGAGGAGTTTATAAAATTTGTAACTATCAACCGATCGTCAACAAGTTTGTAATCCTGATAAGTTTTACCCGTGCCTCTGTATGTTATATTAACTAATTCCATTAGGTTGCTATGTTGTTAACTGTTAAATATGTAGAGCTTAAATCTATTAATTGTTGTCTTAACGAGTTAATTTCTTCTACGAGTGCCGCTTTTTCTGCATCGAATATCGATCCTCCCAGGTATTGAGTACTTTTTTCTACCAAATACTTGTGAGAATTTATCTCCCCTTCGGTTGGTATGTCGAAAAAAAGCTGTTCGTAGTAGTTAAAAAAATCCTCTACTGTAACAATGGGAGTTTGTTCTACAACTTGCGGAGAAATAAGCTCTGTAAATTGGTTGTCTATAGCGTTTGTGTACGTACTTACGCCCCTTATTTTTTTAACTAAATTTACTTTTTCCATCAATTAGTTACTTTGAATATTAGGTTGTTGTCGTAATCTACCTGTTCTCCTGAAGGCAAATTGCACTTTATGAGTAGTTTGTAATAACGTTCTGGTTCTAAACCGTTCATGTGTACGTTAAAATAGCTACTAACTCCATCGCAACTTATCTTTGTGTAATTGGTATCAAAGTCAACAACGGTTTCGTTCGTTTTTGCGTCTACTAAAGACCAATACGACTGTTGTGGTAATCTCTTGTTTGAAGTGTATAAAGAAGAGGTTGTAAACACCCTTGTCGGGTATTTGTCCCTTGAATTGACTCTGAACTTATAGATGTCTGTGTTCTTTTTGTAATAACCCATGTTGTTAGATAGAGTTATTACAGAATCGCTATCGCTCAACACTGAGAGGCTTCCTGTCGTGTATACGCTATCGTCCCACCTGATTTCTAGGGTTGGAGGGTATATTGTGTGAGTATCGTTGCTGTAGAAGTTCAAAGCAATGTAGCTTCCTGAATTGTTTTCCACCGCGTTCGGGTGTTTCACCAAAAAACCGTAATTGCTTTGAGATCCGCTGAACCACTCGTCAACTATGGCTGTAACGTCTACGTTTATGTCTTTATCGCTGTTGTAATCGAAAGATTGGGTGGTGAACGTGTTGTTCCAAGAACCACCGCCGGGTGTTAAGTAATACTGAGGATTTAACCAATTTGTTACATTTGTGTAGTAAGACTGTGAAGTATACCAACAAGCTCCGTTTTTTGTTTGAGGAGAATCAGCAAAGTGTCCTGTACCCATTTCCCAATCCTGAGCAACCTGTCTTATTTCTAAGTAGTAGTCAGTGTTTAAGTTTTCTGCGTTGGCCAAGTAAAGTTTCAAATACACTTTAAAAGAACCAGTTGCGTACGCTTTGAGTTTCTGTAGATCGTCGCTAGAAAATTTAATCAAAGATCTGCGTAAGTCATCCGATGATATGGGACCAACTCCAGCTATCAAACTGTTGTTTGCGTCTTCTGAATTTTTAACGCTAACTTCCAAGATCTCGTCAAGCCCAGTGTTCATCGCTGGAAACTTTGAGTAGATCGTTGTGTCCGCTTCTGAAAATATTTTGTATATTGCCATTTTTGTTGTTTTTATTAGAAGCTAACCACTCTTCCTTGTATGTCTGTGTCTAAGTATTTAACTTCAAACACAGAAGGATCCAAAGAAGGATAAATTATACCGTTTACCAAACCTGCGTTTATGTCGTATACGTACTTAGAGTACCCGTTTGAAACCCCAGATTTGTTAACTATTTCTACGCTTTTCACAGTTTGTACGCCCTCTACAGTATCCAAAAGCGTGTAAACGTCGCTAAGAACTATAGGTTCGTTTATTTGCCAATTGCTTATGTTAAAAAAGTCCTTTAGCACTGTTAAGCACCTTGCTATTACGTCTGTGCCAGTGTAATTGGGCCTTATGATCACATCGAAATTGCAACCTATGTTTATAACGTACCCAGGTTTTAGGTTTATAGCGTCTGTCATCATTCTGTATTCAGACAGATACGTTTGAACGTTTTTCAATAACGCTTCGCTTGGCTCCGCAAGGTGACCGTTTGAGTCCAATCCCAAAAGGTACATGCTAACAAGCGTTTGGTTCTTGTTTGTGTAATCCGAGCTATAGTAGTTTGCAAAAGTAGTATCGTCCTTTGTTACGTAGGCTTTTGATATTTTGCCGTACTTGGAAGGCATTTCCATCACCTTTACCAAATAGTCCTGTTGTGTTACAGCTCTTGTTTGACTTGCAAAAGAAGCCTGTATGTTTTGTCTTAGTTCGTCTATCGTGTCTCCGTCTCCGCCCCCTGTTGCTGGTTCTGCGTTGTTTACTGCTACTGTGTTGCTAAAGCTTGTATTGACGCCCGTTGTAACTACAGAACTTGGAACGGTTAGTTCGTTTGCTCCAACGTTGTAGGAAGCTCCACCGCCTGCTAAATAAGATATCGTTATAGTTGTGTTAGACGGAGAAAGTCCGTAAGTTTTTGTGGTAACGTAGTTGGTGGGATCAAAAGCGGTGTTTATAGTGTTAGATCCGCTAGTCAAACCAACGCCAACCGTACTAGGGTTTGGTATTACAACAGTATCAGCAACGCTGTTAATGCCTGGACCGAATTCTATCACCAGGTTGTCGTTGCTGGTAAATCTAGTTGTAAACCTTCTATCCACTTTAACCTTTTCAAGTATGTAAGGAACCTGATCGGAGTACTGTGCCAAGTCCGGGTAATTCGCGGCTGTGTTTGCAACTGGATTGTAAATGAAGTCTTGCGCCAAGTAGGGAACTTCGTACCATTTGTTACCTGAGGAGTCTACAGCGCTAACAACGCCAACTATCTCTATGTCGCTTATTGTTACAGTTTGAAACCTTTGCGCCGAACCAAACGTGAATGCTTGACTCTTGATTTGTCCTGATATAGCGTTTGCTTTCTTCTTTAAAAGGTACTGGGTCGGAGAACCGTCACCAGCTGTGGTATAAACTGTTATCTCTGTTTCATCGAAAGAAGAAGAAGTTCTAAAATCAATTTTTTCGGGAACGTAGAAGTTCACAGAGCTGTTTATGGACGAATTAACAACCATTCCGGGTTGTATAACCAAAGAGTAATCAAAATCAGGGTACTTTAAACTACCGCTCGTTTTAGCTGGAATTACCTGGTACACGTCAAGTCCTGCTATTGCGGCAGAAACAGTTTTGGGCCTGTAACCCATTGTGTAGGCTAGAGCGAAAAGGTTGTTTTTCTGTTTAGCGTATTGAACGTAAGTTTCTTGCAATTGGTTGTCCAAGTAAAAAGATAGGACGTCGCCAACGTAAGACGCCATGTTTATGAACATGCTGCCTGGACTGGCTTGTGTAAAGTCGTTATACACAGTTGGGAAATAGGACTTAGCGTACTCTATCAAATCTGTTTTAAAAGTTGCAAAGTCCTTATTCAGATATTTTATATCAGGCTTTTTAGTCATTTTACATGTTTTGTATCTGTACTATTACTGTATCGTTTTCGTTTGAGTTTCTCAATCTATAACTAAAGTCTATAACCACAGAATTTGTTTCGGGTTGTCCTGTAACTACCAAATTTACAACTTCAACGTTTGGAAAATTGTTCTCTATTTTAGTTGCGATAGACAGCTGTAAAGACTCGAGGTCTCTAACCGCTATCTGTTCAAATATGAAAGATCTAAGTCCAGCGCCAAAGTTTTGAATCATTGGCGTTTCCCTAGGATCGGTCAACATGAAGTTTATTAAATTGTATTTAGTCTGTTCTTTGGTTGTATAAACACTGGTAAAAGCGCTTTTGGAAGAAAAAGGTATCTTTACCCCTATAGCTGTAGAGGGTCTTAGATCAAGCGGCGATATCTGTTTTAGTCCGTAAGCCATTATAACAATCCTTTTCTTTTAAGGGAATCCATCATGCCCGTAAAATCCGGCACCGTATCTATTTGAACCATGTCCATGTTAGAACTGGGAGTTGCGTTCGCTAGCATGTCTTGAACCGATCCAACCTTTTCTGTTGGAGCGTAGTTGGAATTATTAAACTTGTGCACATCGTCTGTCGTCATGGATATAGCGGTCTCGTTTAAAAGAGATCCCAAAGGGTTTCTAGTATCGAACTTTGGGATAGCGGGTTTAACGTCTTCGTTTAGCGTTAGAGGAAACATGGTTTTATTCAGGTTTTCTCTTATATTGTTTTTGTTACCGCTGCGACCAACTTCTGTGTTTTTCGAAAGAGATTCAGTTAACTCTCTTTTCAAATCAATTAACTGTTCCTTGAGAACGCTTTTTAGCTCTTCTCTAATTATTTTTCTAAGTGCATTTATAGATGAACTACTCATATTGTATAAATATTTAAAATGTGAATTTATGCTTGACTGTTTCTAGGAATTGTGCTAGATAAACGGGAAGAGTATCTACCAGAAGGATCAGTGTTTGATAAATTACTTCGCAATGTTTGATTGTTTTTTTCTAACATCTTTCTCATCCTCCTTCTTAATCTCTTACCTCCATCAAGCTTATTTACAAAAGCATTCAATCCCAAATTGTCTTCGTCTTCGTTTTCGTTGTTGGGACTGTCTAAGTCAAGCGATTGTTGTTCGAAGCTTTCCCAATTGATGTCGTCTTCGTATAAATAAGCGCTTGTATCGTTTAACAAATTCAGTTCTTCCGAGTTGTAATCTGGTGAAGCGGAGTCTATAACTCCCTTAGATTGCAAAAGCAATTTTACCTCTTGTATAATTATTTGATCGTCTGATGCAAACGTTGGATCGCTTTGAACGGTCACCAACCCTCTATTGTTTAGCGCTACACCGTACCTCCTTCTAAGGGATATTGCCTCTTCAACCACCTCTTCTGTTACTATCTGTATGGTAAAGTCTCCAAATCTGTTTTGAGATTTTTTTGTTTTGTCTTTCTGTTTTTTATTTTCTAAGAACTTATTAAATTCGTCTAAGTCTGACTGTAATCCGTTCTTCACGTCTATCAATTCGTTTAAGACTTCTTTTGGGAAGTTATCGCAATTTTGTAATGACGTTATTAGGGTTGTTAGCTTCTGTATCACTTCTCCCAAAATAGGTACTAAGGTGTCCAAGAAGATGATAACAAAATTAAAAAACAAACTCAACTGTTTCAACCTTGTTTCAAAAGTCGAAGCACCCTTGTCTTTTAGGTCTTTTACTATATCTGAAAACGTAGTAGTTATCCCAGTGGTTGTAAATAGGTTCGCCAAAGGAAGCGCTTTAAAGAACTTTATAAAAACCTTAAATACGCGGATTAACAACAGAGCTATTTTTATCAACAGTTGACCAGTAGCAATTAAGTTTTTAATGCTATTGCATATGTTCCTTATCTTTACGCAAACTTTTATTATTTTCTTTATTGTAGGTATGGCCTTTGTGGGATCTATTAAATCTTGAACTTTTTTTATAGCATCGTTTATTTGACCGTTTATACCCAACAGATTAAGACCTGTGATAACAGAAGCGGGAGTACTCAACGACTCTATTATTATGCAATACTGCCTTATTTTGTTTATTGTATTTAAAAGCTTCTGGTAATCTTCGTTGGGTATTTGTCTAAAATCTGTAAATCGATTGTAATATTCGAGCTTGTCTGTTACAAAGCTTCCAATGTTCCTTAATTGTGGAAAAGCTGTTGTTAGAGTTTGTAAATCCTGATCGCCGAAATTTCCGTCTGCGTTTATAGCGTTTCTAAAACCGTTTGTCCAAGTAGAAAAAAGACTGTTAATCCTGCCTACAGAATTAAAAAGATTTGTTTTAGACTCGTTGTCAAGGGCATCGTCGTAACCAGAATAAAAAGTGTCTATTTCTGATCTAACATCGAAAGCGGTTTTTTGAAACCTCCACTTTATTTTTTCAAAGGGATCTTCTGGAACTATCAACGGATTGAACTTGGATCCAGCGGGTACTTTGGATATCGCGTAGTTTATTACGTCGCAATAGTCAACCGAATTTATAAGATCTAACACAGGTATAATACCCAAATCAAGGGGATTCTTAGGAATGTTTTTTCCCTTCACGTAGCTACCGGATTCTATTGGCTTTCCGTAAAAAATCTTGTCCATTCCATCGGTTATGTCTATCATGCTTAAAGTTCCCCTTAGCACCACTTTTTCAAGTCCCTTTGCTTCTGAGGAGAAATTGGATTTTACTTTATTTTCGTATATTGTTTTTATGGACACTATTCGGTAAATGTTTTTTTGGACAAAGAACCATCCAATTTGTTTAAAAAGTTTTGAGACTGTTTGTTGACCTGTTTACCAAAAACCGCTAAAAACGACATGCTAGCTCCCAGTTCAGGCGTTGGGGCTGTTTTACCCGCTGAAACTTTTGTTAGTAGATCAGACGCGGTTATCAAAGAATTCAAAAAATCTTTCAAATCGTCTACAAATTTATCTCCGAGTATGACTCTTTGGTTAGCGTTTAAACTTCCAAGCTTTATGTTAGGAGTATCAACAATGACCGCAGAGGACGCGTCCAAGTTTATGGTGTTTTGTGAAGATAGGGAAACTGCCTCTTTTGCGAATAGGAATATTGAGTCCTTTCTAGCGTGCAGGTGTAACCTATCCGAAGCTACTATTATTTGATTGCCTTTGTATGGAAATTCAGGTACGTACATTTTTAAACTGTTGCTCTATCTGATTGGTTAGGACTGATTGTGTCTTTGCTAGATTCGACTTTGTATACTTGAGTAATAGCGTTGTTTTTAATTTGAGTAACGCCAAAGGACTTCAACGGGTATTCGTTAATGCCAGATATGTCTATTTCTTGACCTGAAGTCATCCATATTGTAGCATCGTCAACGTTAACGTTTTCAACTGTGTTTTCGAAGTAGTCGTTTGTGTTCTGTTTGCCCTGTCCGTTTCTTATTATTGTTATGGGTTTTCCCAACTCTCCTGAATTTGACCACGTGTTTAAGTTTCTTGATGCTAACACAGTGCTACTGAACCTAATCGATTGACCGAACCTAGATTCCAGTATCGTGTCCCCTTCGAAAGGCCGTAAAGCTCTAACGTCTTTTGCTTCTGAGAAAGTAACGCCCAGCGGTAAGGTTGGAAATTCGGTCTCTTGTCTTAAGTTGTTGTTGTAATCTTGATTGTTGTAAAAATCTTTCAAATACTCTGCGTATTCCTGCATGTTGGGAAAAGCGTTGTGATTCAGAGAGTTCCACGTTGAATAGGGAGGGAAATAGTAGTAGTCTTGTTTTCCAACACCGTCGTTCATTTCTGAACTCGGTCCAGGGACTATTAAAACTATCTCAGAAATTAAAGGATAAAGCTTTATAAAACTGAATATCGGATAAGCGGGTATTGATATGTTTGCTATTCTTGATTGGTTTAGATTGGTGTACAGTATCTCGTACGTTATCTTTCCAAGGTCTTTTGGTCCTGTGTAATTGGGATCGGGTTCTCCGTCGTATTTTTCTTTGCCTAACACAACGCTCTTAACTCTACCTATAATGAAATAGGATCCCCTGCTTTCTCCCGCGGTAGAATCG